ATATCTTATTGTGTAACAAAGTTTAGAAACATTTGCAACCAGCGCATTATCGTTTGACAAACAATCGCTAGCCGTAGTAAACAAATCGTGTGCGCATGCCACATATAGCATGCAAGCCCCGCCAGGGGCGAGCCGGCGTTAGGCATTAAATTAACGCAGCCGCAAGGCGAGCAACGGCTTTCCGCATAAGTGAAGCCCGGTGGTCTGGAGAAAATGGACCACTGAAAGAGTAACCCAACTTTTTCAGGAGGCTTCACTAAGTGAACGTTTATACATCCCTAGACGACGACACTCAGAGTTTTTACAATAAAACCCTGCTTGTCAGAGCGCTCCCGAACTTGCTTCACGACAAATTCGGGCAGCAAAAACCACTCAAAAATAACAGCACCCGTAAACAGACCTTTCGGCGCTATAACGCGTTAGCGACAAATATCACGCCGCTAATTGAAGGCGTTACCCCGCTCGGCAAAGACTTAACCAAGACAGACGTTACTGTAACCCTGCAACAATACGGCGATTTTATTACCGCCACTGACGTTGTGACCTGGGTTGCCCGTGATCAGGTATTGACAGAGGCGGCTGAGGTACTAGGCGAGCAGGGCGCGCAATCGGTCGATCAGGTCTGGCGTGACGTGCTTGTTGCCGGCACTAACGTGTTCTGCGCAACCGATGATGCAGGCGTTACGGACTCCACGCGCACCAACGTTGACGGACTAATCAGCGCGGTATTCCTCGACAAGCTCCAGCGCCAGTTAAAGCAGCAAAACGCCAAGTTTTTCAACAAGATGGTAAACGCCAGCACGGGCGTCGGCACCGTGCCGATTCGGCAGTCATTCTGGGCGATTACTCATCCGGATGTTGAATACACAATGGAAGGCGTGAGCGGCTTTCGCGCGATTCACGAATACGGCCAGCAGCAATCGGTAATGCAGCCCTACGAGATCGGTGCGTACAAGAATATTCGTTTCTGCACCACGACTTTCGCCAAGGTTTTTCTCGGCGGCGGCAATACCACGGCATCCGGCCACAAGGGCACAGGCGGCAAGGAAGATGTTTACGCAACGCTCGTGTTCGGTATGAACGCATACGGCATTGTACCTCTAACCGGGCACTCGTTTGAAAACATCGTCAAGCCGTTAGGCAGCGGCGGCACGGCCGACCCGCTCAACCAACGCGCCACTTCTGCATGGAAGGCTATGACGGCAGCGATCATCTTGAATGATGCTTTCCTGGTGCGTGGCGAAACAGGAGCTCTGCTCTAATCGATAACGACGAATAAGGAGAAATCACAAGTGAAGAGAATAAATACACGCGTCGTTCTCGATATTGAGAGCGGCAAGGTTTTGAGTCGTGAAGCGTTTAATTACGACGGCCCATGTGCCGAGGCGGTTACGGCAACAGTGGTAACTAAGCTCGCGGAAGCGTGGCAAGCCGGGGCAAAAATGGAACTCTACTCGTTTTCCATTGACCCGGGCTCCATTGCGGCTGTTGCTCAGGAAATTGAAACGATGGCAGTAACAGGCGCGCGCACCGGCGATCCATGTTTCGTGTCGATAGAGGCGCCGAGTGCTTCGCTTGCGGTACAGGGTGCGAAAGTGACGGCTACCGATGTTGTGTCGTTCTATCTGGCTAATCATCAGGCGACAACGGCCGTCGATTCGGCAGCGCTTGTTGGCTACTTGAAGATCTACAAGCGGTCCGTTGCCAGCTAAGGTTTTTATTGGGCAGCCGAATAAGGGGGATGTCAAGTGGAACACTATGGCGTCCCTCTTCTCGACGCTATCGGTGGCGAAGTATGAAACGGCGCTACTAGGGCAAACCGGCTCGGTTGTGGATTTCAGCCGCAACTTTATTTGCAAGATGGCCCTGGAGAAGTCGGCCACACATGTCTGCATGATCGATACGGACATGGAGTTTCCGCCGGACACGATTAATCGGCTGTTGGATCTACAAAAGCCCGTGGTGGGGGTAGCCAGTCGTAAGAAGATATTCCCCAGACAATACACGATTGAAGCAGATGAGCCGGCAGGGGCGCGAAGTATCAACGACGAGGAACTGCCAAAGGATCCGTTTTGTAGGATTGGCGGTTACCCGATCCTGGTGGGCACAGGAATTATGCTGATCGACTTGCAGAAGGTGAACGGCATAGTAGCAAAACCGTGGTTTTTGTTCGGCACTTTCTGGAACGATGAAGAGGTTGGCTACACCGGGGAGGATATCTACTTTTGCCGCAAGGTCTGGAAGGCGGGGCTGGAAGTCTGGTGCGATCCGACTATTCCGATAAAGCACATAGGCGATTATGCCTACTGAGTTAGTTGATCTGTACCAGAAAATAACCGAGTTGAGCAAACCAATATGCGCTACTTGTGTGCCGCCGTTTCATTGTTGTGCTCCGGTTGGCTGCGGTTTGGCGACGGTCTGGGCAAGGAAGGTTTATGGCGTTGAACTCGAATACACCAGCGATAACGCAATCAGTACACTGCCGTATCTTACGAAGGCCGGTTGTACAGTGGCACCGCACCACAGACCCCTCTGTTCTTTATGGCTATGTCCGGAGGGGGAAACAGCCGCACCTCCTGAGTACTGGGAACTTAAAAAAGAAATAATGGAAATTGAAATTAAAAAGGGAGATTTATGCCGAAAATAGAGATGAAGTCGAAACTTACTACTGAAGCGGCACTAGATCAGTTGACAGATGCTCAAAAGCGCTCACTAGCGTTGAAGCTGCTCGAAGAGACTGGCGACAAGCAGGTTGTAGACGAGATTCACTTAGCCGAGCAGGAAAGAGATACCCAGGCCAAACTTGACCTGGCGCAGAAAGACGAAGAGGCGCGGCAGCGAAATGAAAAGCACTACTGGATAGAAATAAACAGGCGCGGTCCGGATGACACAGAAACGCATGTCTTTGTCGGCGCCGGCGGCGTGTCCTACTGGATACAAAAAGATGTGCCTGTGCCGGTGCCTAAATCGGTGCTCGACGTGCTCGATATGGCTACCATCATCGGCCATGTGCCGGTTACGGACGAGGCGCTTGGCGTTAAGTTTGTGAAAAAGATCAAATTCAAGCGCTACCCGTACTCAAGGCTAAGCGAAGCGACACCGGATGAGCTAGTCAGATTCCGCGCCGAGCAGGATGAGATCAGAAAAGCTGCTGACGATACGTCAATCGGCCAGGAAATGGCCAAGGCGCAGCTGCAACGCGAATCATTGGTGCACATGGAAGAGGCGCCGTTCATTCCGGCATACTTGCAGGGTGAGGTGGAGAAGCCAGCTTGAAGAAGAGCGAAATCATTTCGGCCGTGGCTGAGCTTGTGCAAGACAGTACAGGCCCAATGCGCGGCAATATCGGGAGATGGGTGAATCTTGTCCTTGACGATATAGCCAGTCGTGGCTTGCTCCATTCGCTACAGCGTGAAGAACGCGCGCAAATGATTGCCGGCAACGGCGTGGACATGAATACCGGGCGAAACTACGATCTCAATACCGACACGGACAAGGTCTACAAAGTGTTCATTCCGGCGCTTGGTTACGACTCGATATTGAAGAAGATTAGTCAGGACGACTTTTTAAGGCAAATGGCAATTGACGGTTTCGTGATGACTGGCAAGCCGCGTTACTACTGCATCTTCGGGCTCAATACGTTGCGACTGCACCCGATACCGACGCTGGATGTTGCTCCGCTAGCGCCCACCGAGCTGCAAAAGCTCTATGTGTGGAAGTACAAAGACCCAGAGAGTCTGACAGAGAACGACGATATTACTGAGTGGAAGTTAAAGCACACACCCTGCATTGTGGCCGGCGCTTATTGTTACGGCGCGCGTTTCGATAATCTAGGAGACTACGTGACCACTAAGGCGGAGTACGAAAACCTGATTGTGAGGATGTTTCACGATCAGGAGTCCGACTTGGATATGCCGCACGCTACAGCCTATAACGATTATTAAATGGACTACTGGAGTACATTAACCGAAGCACAAAAGCAGTGGCGGTTACAAAACTGGAAATGAACGACGAACCGCAACCACAAATAATTATCAAGTGTCTGGAGTGTCTCATGTTTGGTATCCCGATGTTGCCAGTAACACAATGTGGAAACTGCGGTTCTAAACACTTTAGAGTTTACAAGGAGGTTTTAGACGATGGCAGACAATAATTATGATCCTCAGCAAGTAGGCGGACTACAGCCGATCTATTGCCCGCAATGCGGCGGGGAAGTAGCGAAGCTCGATTCCTACCAGCTAAGCAAGGACAATAAACGGTATCATTACCCTGAGTGCTGGCAGCGATTCGAACTTAGCATGCCGGCTACTGGCATGGCTAAAGCAGCAGTTATACCGGAGAAACCAGCCGTGATTGCTAATCCCGAAGTGGAGTTAACTGAATCACACAAGCCGTGGATTTCCACAAAGAAAAAGTAAGCCGCTTAAATGGCACTAAAGCCCGAAATACTTTCCTCTTTTTCGGGTGGAACTAACCTCACCGGACAGCCGCTCAATATCGGTGAGAATGATCTGCTTGACTGTAAGAATATGTATCCGGTGGCATCCGGATACTTGGTCGGGCGCGGTGGGCAGACTAACTATAATCCGAGTGCGATTGATGCCAACCCAATAAAGTCGCTTTACCGATTCTACAAGCAGAGCGGCCTTGGTATTACCTTAGCCACGTCCGGCGCCGGTATCTACCGCATGAACGACAGCACAGGTGCAGCAACCCTGATTCTCGGCGGGCAAAGCGGCGGGCAACGCGTTTCTTTTACTACATGGTCAAGTAAGGACAAGGTTTATTGGCAGAATAACGCCGGATCGATGCAGTCCTATGATGGCACCACGGTTGCCCCGCTCGGTGCTGCTCCGATTGGCTCTCAAATAGAAATGTATCTTGACCGGCTGTATGTACTCCAGCCTAATCTGGTCGCGTTTAGCGATTTGAGCGATGATGCAACCTGGCAAGGCGCGGCACTGCTCAACATTGGAGACAATAGGGGCGGAACGGCACAGTTTCTAAAGGCCGCGAACCAGATGTTGATTGTCGGCAAGACGTCCGGCCTATGGCGCCTTCAGGGCTCTCCGCTGCTAGGTAATGTGTTTCGCCAGTACTCGGATGTTGGCTGTATCTCTCCGTGGTCTGCCGATGTAGTGACGGTAATCAGTAACGGCCAGGTTATTCCCGCAGGCGTGATATTCGGCGGCAAGGACGGCATCTACATTACGGACGGCAATACTACAACGCTCGTTACTAGCAAAATTACCCCTCTGTTTACGAGTTACTTCCGCGGCGCGGTTGGGAAGTACTACCCCAAGCTCAGGCAGTATTGGTTTAGCTTCGACACTTCGGGTGGCGCTAATGACACAATGTGGGTCGGCACTAATATTGACATGGCAGGCTCACAGATCGCATGGACTGAGTACACAGGGTTCAATGTCGATTCTTTTACCGTATTTGATGGTGTGAACGATAACGGCGAGCTTTTAGCCGGACTGTCTACCGATGGCAGAATACGGCGGCTTGACACGGGCTTTCAGGACGCAGGGGTGGATTACGATTGCTCTCTAACTACCCGCTACTTTGGCAGCCCGTTTAATAATCAACAAGTGCGCTGGATCAAACCTGTATTTGATGCGACTAAGACGGTGCATTACCAGATTGATTATTTTCAAAAGCAGCTCTCAAGCGGCAACGTTACCGTTGATGCTCCAACAGGCATTTGGGACGTTGGAACATGGGATATCGGCACATGGGGCGGCACTTCGTTTAATAGCGCGCGCACCTCGGTGCTCGATTATAAGTACGGCCGATACTATTCAACCAAGGTGTTCAATACCGGCGACGGCTCGCGCTTCAAGTTCTTCAGTTTAGCTGTAGAGTCGCGCAGCAAGGACCGGCGTTTCCACGATGTGTTTACTTTGAATACGAGTCCATAAATGGGAATTGTCAGTAAGCTTTTCACATTCGTTGCAGGTACCACCAAGAGCGGTGAGGCTGCGCAGGTCAATGCCGACTTCGACACGCTTTATAGTCTTGTCAACGGCAACCTTGACGATGCAAACATTACCGCACTGGCAAATATTCAGCAGTCCAAGATTTTAAACTTGAGCGCGGACCTTAACACTATTCGGGCTCAGAAAGTAGGCTCTGCCGGAATACTAACGTTTACCGGCAACGGTATCTGGACCAAAGCGAGCAATCTGCTGTTTATCGACGTGATCGTAATCGGCGGTGGCGGTGGTGGTGGCAGTCCGATTGCCACAGGAGTACCCGGCAGTACACGAGCAGGAGGCGGCGGCTCTGGCGGTGGCTATTCGCGCAAGATTGTCTTGGCGCCGGCTCTTAACCCGACGGAAGTCGTTACGGTCGGCGCAGGTGGTATCGGCGGCAGTAATGGGCAGACAGGCGGGCAGGGAGTTACATCGAGCTTCGGAAGTCACTTGACCGCTACCGGAGGGCTAGGTGGCGCTTTTTCATCGTCAGACAATACAATCGGCCCAGCGCAGGCGGGCGGTGGCATAGGCACTAATGGGCTGGTCAATGCGGCTGGAAGTGACGGACAACATGGTTATGCGGCGCTCGCAAACGTGGTTTATGGCGGCAACGGTGGCGCTTCATTGATGGGTGGTGGTGGTATGGGTGCGGTTGCTGGATTGGCATTAGCGCAACCGGGGAAAGTTTATGGTGGCGGTGGCGGTGGTGGCTTGAGTGACGAGGTTACACCGCTTGATGGCGGCGCCGGTGGTCAAGGCGTAGTTATCGTGACCGAGTATCTAGGACTATGAAGCGTTACATCGACGCTGGCGCATCAAATGGGCAATGGGATGAGGTCTGCGATAACGCGCTCGATAAGCGCCAGTTTATAGACATAACAACACCTGCAACACCGGATGCGGAATACTCGATAGAGCACGGCTTTGGCACGCCAGCAATAGGGTTTATCGTTATCGGCCAGGACAAAGCGGCGGTAACTTATAAGAGTACAACGGCATGGGATAATGACAAAATCTACTTGAAAACTAATACAGCGAGCGTGGCGGCGCGTATCATGGTTTTCTAATGCTTGCTCACGAACTAATAGCGGCGACATTCCCATTCTTAAAGAGCGATGAGATTGCGCGACTACTGCAAATCTGTGAGCAAAACGGGTCTTTGTTCTACTTTCCTGAGGAAAAAGAGCTTTTAGGCTACTATAGATTCTTTCCCGAGCTGATTTATGCGGTGGCAGACCAGGACTATGACACGCTTCTAAGATGCGACTTGACTGAAGGGCCGCTGCTTTATGTGGCCGTGCTGATTACCCAGAAAAATGGTCTCAGAATGGTAAGCACGATAGTAAAAACGCTCAGGGCCCGTGCTTATGCGTTTCATCGCTACAGACAAGACGAGTGGGAGTTTCATTTTGTCAAAAACAACCGCTATTGGGCGCAAACGGGATTGAACTATGCGAGTCAGCAGTAAAATCGTTGTCAATATAGCTTCGGGCAGAGTCGTTGAGCGTGAAAGTGTCGAGTATTTTGGACCTGTAGCTGAGTGTATCAGTGCCGGACTTGGTGGAAGCGGTAGCAAGAGCAGTAGTAAGAGCAAGTCGAAGCAACAGGCAACCTCAGAGACAGGCACTAGATACAATCCCGACTTTATGACACAGGCTACTAATTATGCTCAAGATCCTACTAATGCGCCGGTTTACAATCCGCAGTATGTGAAAGGCACTTATACCCCGCTTGCACCGGGCGGCTTCGATAAGCTTGAAAATAATCTTTACGACACTCAATCCTCTAAATTGTCACAAGCCTATAACACCGCTGTTGGCCAGCAACGCGAGCAGTTAGCACAAACTGGCGCGCTCAACTCACCCTCGCAGTTCCTTGAAGGCTCAGCGCGTTCAAGTCTTGACCGCAGCTACATGCAAAACTTGCAGCAGGCGGCACGCGATGCTGCATTGGGCCGACTTGGAGCACAGCAAACGGAAGCAGCGCGACAAACCGCTTTCGATACCGGAGAAGCAACACGGCAAACGGGATTCAACACCGACACGGCACAGCAGTTAATGGATTTGTGGCTCAAAAAGATGCAGGCAGCTATTGAGGCGGGGCGGTATTCAACGGGGCAGAGCAGCGGAAGCAGTAATGCTAGTAGTAGCAGTATCAGCGGCAGCGGTAACGCTCAAGGCAGCTTTATGAACTTCGGCGGCGGTAGTAGTTAAATTTTATGGGACTAGCAGACTTTTTAGTAGAAGCGGGGCGCGGCACTTCAGCCGCTAATATTGGCCGGGCGATGGGTGGAACAAATCAACGCCTGGACAACTTCATCAATAATGAAATGCCGGGCTTAGTTCAAGAAATACAAAACAACACTGACGAAACCAAAATGCCGGCGTTACAGATGAAGTTTATTCAGTCCTCTCTTAATGCCGGACTTCCACCGCAGGCTGTTGATCACTTATCGGGGTTACTAGTTGGGGCACACCTTCAAGGCATGAAAGAGCAACAACTGAATAAACTCGCTCAGGATTATGCTCCGCAACCTGCGCAACCAAGACCGCCGGGCACAGAGGGGCCATTAACGCAAAGCGGTAACTTTGTTGATCCAACAGCAGGAAAGCCGCTCGATTTGAATTTCGCCATGCGGTTCGGTGCAGCCACGGGCGCCAATCCCGAGCAGTTCAAGCAGATTCTAAGCACTCCGGCCGATATTGCCGGCAAGGAATTGAGCAATCAAAAAACACAGTCGGCACTAGACGCCGAGAAAGCCAAGGAAACCGCGATTCAAGGCTTGCCGAATACACCGCCGGCCGAAGGTCAACCATCGGCACAGGCAGTCGCGCGTATAAATCCGCCGGGATTACAGCAATTCTTACCGCCACGCAATGAAGATTATCTAAATCAAATGATTGGCCTGAAACAGCAAGGCTTAGAGAACACTTTAGCTATGGCCGGCCAGAGGATCGGTGCTGCTAACGATCGCGCCAGTCTGGCCGAATCGCGTGCCGGATTCAATCAAGCGGCCGAATTGCGCAAGGAGTTTCAGGGTCAAAGCAAAGGGTTTCAGCAGGTACGCGATTCTTATAATCGGATTCAAACATCGGGGCAGAGTCCTACGCCGGCCGGCGATCTTTCCATGCTTTACAACTACATGAAGATGCTAGACCCCGGCAGTGTGGTGCGGGAGTCCGAGTTTAGATCAGCAGCCACGGCTAAGCCATTAATGGAACGCCTCGGCTTGTCTTGGGATGCTGTTGGCTCGGTATGGAACGGCAACAAGATGACACCGGGGATGCGGCAAGACTTTCTAAACCGTGCTTCACAACTTTACAACGCCGAAGCTCAGCAACACCAGCAACGTGTTAACGAGTATGGCCGGCTCGCAACCAGCCAAAAGATTGATCCTAGCCTAGTTATTACCGACATGGGTGCAACCGGGCAACCAGGACAGCAATTAGATGCACAAACGGCAGCGGCAATTCT